AACCATGTGGGTGGGCACCTTGGTCACCCCGGGTTCTTCTGTGACCTGCAGTCGTTGTACCGTGGCCACAGGCGGCGGTTATGTTGATCCTGGTATACAGACCAACACTCTCAATTACACAGGTGTTTCTAACTGGGTAGGTAGATACTACGGTGGTTACTGGTCTGGCAACATGACAAATCTTAGAATTACAGTTGGCGCGGCAGTGTACGACAGCAACAGTTTGACAATTACTTCGCCGAGTGTACCACTCACATCAGGCGCCAACACTCGATATTTGATGTTGGGCACGGTTGTGACCACAGACACATCGGGTACACAAACTGTCACAAACAACAACGCAGTAACACAAAGTGCCGCTAACCCATTTGCATAACCGTAAAAACTAGGTATAGTGTATGAAGATGAATAAACAAAAGGATATAACATGGCATTACCAGGAATAAAAATAGAACAGGGTATAAACGTAGGTGGCGGTATAAATATTGGTTTGGGAGGTGGTGACACACCCGGCGTAAACAATGTAACTGGTTATAATGAAATGCCTCCCCCAGTTACAGCAGGGGGGAATTTACAAGACGTTACTGCCACCGTTAACGGTTCAACTGGATTTACAATCAACAATGATGCCGCAACTGGCATTGCTATTACTGCATTAAGCGTAAGTAATCAAACATTCTTTTCCACATACGGTACAGGCACAAAAACTTGTACTTGGGGGCCTGGAAGTACAGTTTCATCAAGCACTATTAATGTTGGAACAAATTCTGGGGCAAACCTTGTATTCTTTGTTGTAGGACAAACAGGTCCCGCAACATACAACTATCCATTCACATTCAGTTAAGGAATTATTATGAAACAAGATCCTCGCACAATTATAGATATAAGTCAGGATCATACCTTCAATCCACCTATCAATAAAAAAGTCATACCTAGGACACTTGACAAATTTTCATTAATATGGAAAGCCGATAAAGTAGATACTAGAGATTACAAATATCAAGTAACACAAAAAACAAATCTTGATATTGTTGATTTAAGAAATCATTGTAGTCCAATTGAAAATCAAGGTAGTTTAGGTAGCTGTACTGGGCAATCTATCGCAGGTGCAATAGAACTACTAAACAAACGCAATGGTAAACCAACTGATGTTAGTAGATTGTTCATATACTATTATGAACGACTAATGATGGGTACAGTTAACTATGATAGTGGTGCACATATCCGTGATGGTATCAAAGCAACAAACAAGTATGGTGTTAGTTTAGAAACTTATTGGCCTTATAACATTAATAAGTTTAAACAAGAACCAATCAATGAAGCAAAAAGTGATGCACAAAAGCGTAAAGTAACACGATACGAAAGAGTGGGAGACTTCAATGGATGTATTGACGCATTAACAAATGGTTATCCAGTTGTGATGGGCTTTCATGTTTATCAAAGCTTTATGTCCGCTACTGTTGCTAGAACAGGTAATATGCCTTATCCAAATACAAAGCGTGAAAAGCTATTAGGCGGTCATGCTGTATTGCTTGTTGGGTACAATAAAACTAAAAAAGTGTTTATTGTGAGAAATAGTTGGGGAGAATCTTGGGGTGATAAGGGTTACTTCTATATGCCATTTGATATAGTTAAACCTAATATGAGTAGTGATTACTGGATTATCAAAGAAGTTAACAATCCGTAAAAAAAGCCCCTAAGGGCTTTTCTTATTTCATCTTCTCTAACATATAAGCGGTGAATTTGTTTTCACACATTGCAGGGATCTCAACAAATGGATCCTCTAGATAGAATGGACAACCTTTTTTCCATTTACCATACTTCTTAAAGAATTTGAATTCTAGCAAATCTTTTTTATCTGCTGGGTTAAATTCTCTACGAGGATTAAATGAGCGACGGAATGTAGATAGATTTAGATTCATAGTATGAGGGCCGAAGCCCTTTTAATTAGAATGGAGCGTCTTCAACTGCCGCAAGAATATCTTCTGCGGACACTTTTGCTTTTTTGGCACGTGCTTTGATAGCATCAATGCTAGGCTTTGTCTTAGAAGCTTTTACTTTAACTTCACCTTTACTTGCTTCTTTAGTTTTATCTTCAAGTGTGTCAGCAATAGTTGCCTGATCGCTTGCACTAGCAAACTCAGATAGAGTAGCAAGATATTTCAATGCTTCTACTTTTGTCATTTCTGACGGCAACTCAACAAAGTCTACACGACTAGCACCACCTTTAGTGAATTGCTTAATACGACGGACCATGTCATCTGTGAAACGAACTTTAGCGTTACCATTGTGAATAGTAATACCAGCGACTTTGAAAGTTTGATTAGAATTAGCCATTTTGTTTCCTTTAAATAAAAGCTAAGTTTAAAAAATGTACTGATATCACTCAGCACTGATATAATGATAACACAATAGCCATTTGTTGTCAACCATTGTGTTACCCATTATTTGATTAGGCGGGGTTAGCTGATTCACTAATCAACAACCTACCATACATAGACCTTGCCATTGAAATAGCTTGGAAAGGATTATCTGCATTAATATATGCCCTAGAAAACCCTGCTCCCGGTTCATCTTTATATTTTACCATTACCCAATAACTGTTCATTTTATTTCTCCAAAGTGTAGGGTTTGTCCCATTTACCAATATTAACATCAACATAATAGGCAATGTTAAAGTAGTCAATCATTGCGTCCGATTCGTCATACCAGTCGGCCGACTTCAATGCCTTGAATGCTTCGGTTAAGAAAGCTTTAGCATCACCGTCATAGTGATCCTGGAACCAGTAAGGGTTTACCTGATCGTAACCATTAGTATTGGGTTTGAAACCCCGTTGTACTTGATAAAAGTCATTACCACAAACTTTGTTGCTATTTCCAATAAAGTCAATAGCACCGGATTTGAGGGTCAATACGATGGTCATGTGATTGCGAACTGACAAAGAACCTTTAACCTTGTACTTAGCCAAGATAGGCTTAAGTGCTTTGGTGATCTTTGCTTTGCGTTCTTGATTCATGTAAGCCATTTGTTAGTCCTTTTCTTTACTGTCTAAGATTCTATTATAGCACCAAATCCATTTAATGTCAAATTTAGGAGTTTACCGTTCTGAACGGGCTAAAAACTTCCTTACCCTTTAAGGAATCGGACACTTCATATACCCAAGTTACAGGCACTTCTAGGACTGCGGAGATAGTTGCAGGGTGTGTACCCTTCTCCAACATTTCTACAATATCAATTTGTAAATCACTCATTTTGCTTTCCTTATATTAAACAATCCACCCAAAATCACTACAGCTAGCCAGGACTCTAATGAGTACTTAATAGCTAATACCGGAAATAACACATTCAATGACCAAATAGTCAATAACGGGCCAATTGCAACTAGGGCAATGACGATAACGATACCAACAAAATAACTCATAACACCTCCAACATGTTAGCGGGTACTTTCCAGTTACCAAATGTTTTTCCAGTTTCTTGAACAATGACAAATTTACGATTGATTTTCGCTACTGTACCAATAAAGGTACCTCTAGTAGAACTTGTAAATTTGACCTTCGTTCCGATTGTCAACACAGATTTGTTTCGTGCCACAAGTTGGGCACGGGCAAAGCGAATTGCATCACCGATGCTATTCAATTCTTCATTAGTAAGATCACCGTGCATGATAGCAGTATTAATTTGCTTAATGTTCATAAGAACTCCTTTTGACTGAATAAGACTCTATTGTAGCACCAAAATGATTTAATGTCAAATTTCGGTGTTTTTTGGATGTTTAGATTTACGAATGTACAGACCTTTTTTGGATTGTACAACCTTAGGTTTGAACGGGGTGTTGCTAGAAAACAACACTCTATGCGCCCGATGTTTGGGCTGTTCAATAGTAAATGATAAGATTTTTCGTTTCATAATGCATATTATAGCACAGGAAACATATTTATGTCAAATTTTGGCAGGATCGGATTTTAAACACCCAAATACAATGACAGGAATAGTGCCTAATGGCGGGGGTAATACTATGGTGATAGCAAACCACGGACTGATACCGGCATCGTTACAACGCCTGATTGTGGTTGCGATCCATAACCAACATGATAGTACACTTCCTGCACAAATTATTGCAAGTGATACTATCCAACCAAGTAATCCTATTAGTACAATAGTGAAGGGCAAACTTAATACAAATAAGATAAAAGCTACTGAACTAGTAAGACCCAATAAAGCCCAACTAATTAAGTATACTCCCCAGTATTCGCTTCGTGAGGATGTACCAGTAAAGGCAAAGTATTTTTTATATTGTTCTAGTTTGCTTATCATATAACCATCCTTATTAATCCTACACTATCAATTGTTACAAGTAGCATGTAGTTAGCCAACATGCCAAAAGATTTCCTAGTAAAACTAGCCCAAGCATAGAGACCACAGCCGAAGATCCAAATAGGGTACAAAGTAAGTAAAGGCGGATTGGGGACTGTAAGTGCCATGGTGATCGAACACCCAATGCTAATACCCCAAGCAAGCAACTCAATGATAAACCTAAAAGGATGAGTACGGTAGTCATCTTTGATCCAATTAAAAATTCCATAAAAAATATCGTTCATATGCGTATTGTAACATAATGAACGATATCATACAAGACATTTTGGTTACTGAGTGCAGGTTCGTTCTCTATATATTTTTCCATCAGGACCTTGAATTTCTTTCCAATCTGTACAAGTTACACTAGGTGGCACAGTTTGTTGTTGAATAACAACCGGTGGTTGTTGAACAATAACCTGTTGACGACCTAATTCATATCCGATTGCGCCTACTACAACTGGTGCTACCCACCATCCTACTCCTGGACCACGATAGTATCCACCGTGTCGTAAACCGTGACCATGATAATGTTGTGCCATTGCAGTGCCTGTTAGGGCTAAAAGTGATAATGCTACTAGAATCTTTTTCATAACTATCTCCTATATTAATATAACGCTTTAGGGTTCAACTGGGTTGACAGTTTTATATTTGTCTACTACCTCTTGCAAAATATTCTCTATCATCTTATTTAGCGTAATATCTCGTTTATGTGCTTCCATAGCCAACAAATATATCTCATGTTCATTTAAATCTAACTCAATTTCAACTCTGTTATCTACTGTCATTTCTTTTCTCCCTGTTGTTTAAGTAATGGTTCAATATTATTTTCATAAATTTGAGCCATTGTGTTATATAATCCCTTGCGTTCGTCTGGTGTCATGCCTGCACACCACGATGGACTACTTGGATCTTTATCTAATCCATAATCCTGTCGATATGTATAACACATATCGGTTATAATTTGTTCTTTATTTGTCATATTCTTCTATCTGATATTGACTGAAGGGATAATTCTCATGTAGCCATTCAATTAGCCCCTCTTCATACGGAAGAAAAACTGTGCGGGCTTTGTTAGTTATTACAAGTATCATTTGATTTTAACATTCATTTTTTTTAAAATGGTTTCTTCATATGTGCCGCCACCTTGTTTATATACACTATTAACCTCTTTGGCACATTCACGCACAACTAGTTCATAAAACTTTTCTAGTTCTTTATCGTAGGGGCCGGCCCAATCAATCTTACCCGGCCCCGGCCCCCATGATTCATTAGCCCAAGTAACAAAGCCAGCGTCTTTGGCAAGGTCTTTAATTTTTTTATTCATTAATCAGCCCCCAATAATACATTACTTATGCCGTAAACCAATCCGCATCATCTTTCAATTCAATAGATTCGGCACCGTCATATTCATTTACTCTGAACATTGCACCTTCAGGTATCAATGCTACTTTCAAATCGTCCATACCGCCGGTATATAGCTTGGGATATTTTAAGGTAACATATGTTTTCAATTCATCCCATTTGTTTTCTTCTACTAACTTAACGATAGCAGGATCAAACAATATTTCAGGGTCGTCTTGATTCCATGTATACCAACCTGATCCATAATCAGGGCTATACAATACAGCAACCATTCCATCTCTAACTAATTTGTTCATTATTTTACTCCAAATGTGTTTAATGCTGGTTGCAATGTGTTAATCAATTCTGTCTCACGGGCATGAGCAGGACGCTTACCACGTACAACTTCTAATGTACCAAATACAAAACGCTCGGCACCACGCTCACGTAAGGCACGTGACAAACCCCAATCTTTGTTCTCAGTCATGGCCCGTTGCATATGTTTTTGCATACGACGGGTCAATGTCTTACGAACATTACCGTTAAAACAAAGTGCGGTCAAACCGATGTAGTACTCAAGTGTTACTGTATCACGGATATAGTATATCACTTGATTGCGATCTGTTCTGCGTTTGCGGACGATTTTTGAGTTCATAGATGAATTGTACACTAAAGCCCATTTATTGTCAAATATTGGCAAAAATCGCTAGAAGTGTATCAGAGTGTATTCCTGAATCCTCTAGCGATTTTGAAGCCCCTGAGGGGGCAAAATTAGTACTTTTGTTTGTAAAAAATGTAATACTTAAGTATTAGTGAATTACTTGTCCTACACTTGTATTAAGCCACGTTTTAATTTCTTTACGCAATTCTTTTTCTGTATATCCCATTTCACCTAAACGGGATATTAATGAAATGAATAATCCGTGACTAGCAATACCATATATATATTGGTCATCGTCATTATCAAGTTCAAATTTATCTAATTGTTCCAATAATATGTCATTAATAAATTCTGATGCAATAATGGCACTATGTTCAAATTGCCACATTTCAGGATCTTCATCTTCTACTTCATTAACTATTAATTGATTCTCTTTGCTCATCATTATTCTCCGAGTTATTTGTATTTACTGTTTGTGTATATTCATAATTAATTGTTTCTATATTTTCTCTAAAAACAATAGCACCATTACGTAAATGAAATCTTCTTGCCATATTAGTTTTAGGACTTAATGTTACAAATCTATTAACACTGGGATATTGTTCTTGAATACCCTTAACCGCTCTATATAATAACTCAGCACCTTTACCGGCTTTATAACTCCATATTGTATAAAATACTGCTGTAGTTGGTACTTGAGTAGTATTATCTAAATCTTTTACATTTTCTGGAATAAAATCATGGAAACTAACACATACCATAGCATCCGGATTATCTTCCGATTCGTCAGTTAAT